AAAATATAAGCTGCTCTATTCTTTAAATAGTCATAGATACTAGCTGAAGCATAATAACTAATTGAATCCCAGAGCTGAATCCAATCTAGTGGATAGTTTGTCCACTGCTCTTGGTCATCTGACCACAGGTAGTGAATTGGAACTCTAGCATGCTGGCTTCCGTACTCAGTCATGACACTGAACAAACCACAGCGTTGTGGTATGGATGTGTATTGGAATACTTCCACCACAATCTTTTCATTGTCAGGATGTGGGTCGCCGTCATACAAAAAAGCTGTATCTAAATAACAAAAGAACGTAGGTATATTTATATTTAAATAGTTGCTCATTACTTAACAAGCTTTCTCAAAATGCCGCAGCATCCTTTAATACTAATTGCAATTGACGCAAACATAACACTCATAAATATAATTTCACTTATCATTCTTCTTATCCAATCTGTCAATAAGAATTATACCAATAATTCTACCAATAGTCCAGCCTATAATCATATAGATTACACCACCGTATGTGACTGCCTCATTCATTTGTTGTCTCCTTCTTCTTGTGATACTCAGCTCTGCATGTTCTGCAGTGGCGTCTTCCTTGACTATAGTAAATGTTATCTTCAGAAAACTCATGGTTTCTTTTGCAATGTGTTTTTCTTTTATTATTATGATTGCCTGTAACAAGCAGGTCTCTGGTATTGGCTGATGGTGTGTCTTCGCGCAAATGAAAAGGATTTAAACAAAGAGTATTATTACAAATAACAGGGTCATGACATACATGCAATCCTTTAGTTAAGTATCCTTGTTTAAAATATAAGGATGCTCTAGCTGCTGGTCCCCAAGTATTGTTAAACCAAAACATTGGACGTTTATGCAACTTGTTGATGGCTGCATTCCATGTCCAGCATTCCGATTCGCCGGCAAGAACAAGCTTTTCTTTAAAGTTATTAAAGCTCTTAACATCTTCAGGTTTAACATTATTATAAACATGCTCTATGATGCTCATCTTATCTTGCCTTCGTACAATGGCAGCTCTTCTACCATGTAGGGGCTGTTGTCATTGATTCTGATGTACTGCATGACTTCTTGTACTGCTTTAAAAGCATTCATTTCTTCAGTGGCCTTCGGGCGACCACAGCTCTCACAGGACTCAATCTTTACTTTCTTCTTTGTCATTTTATTATCCTTCTATGTTGTTGTATGTATTGGTGACTAGAGTATTCCTCCGATCTTCCGTAGGAAGATTCGGAGGAACTATCCATTATCCTACGTAGACTCCAGCTTTGTGTGCTGTTGTCTTGTTATTCCACTCAACCTTAAGGCTGGTGTAGAGCGGTTGCTCTAGTTCCTTTCGGTTTACCTCGGCAATATCGAGTATCTTAACTTTGCTGGCAATAACCTCTTGCTCAAGGTCAGCATCTAAAACCATGATGATGTCCTTCTTTTTAACCTCAGCTGTAATTATGCGATGTCCACGTGGAAAGCCAATACCTCTAAAGGCAAAGTATGTAGCAACTTCTGGTCTCAAACTATAAGACAAACCATCTTCGCATCCTTTCCAGCATCCACGGTAGACTGTAACCACGTCGGGTAAAGAATCATAAAGCTCTTTAGAATTGAAAGTCATGATGTACTTCTCGCGGTTCGGTCGGCCGGCAAAGAACAACTTATTAAAATAACTATGATGCATCTCAGGATGCTTAAACAAACGCCATGACTCAGAAACTTGTTCCCAATACTCTTTATCATTTAGTACATGACCATTCTTCTTAAGCGACTGCACCATGGCAATATAGAATTGAAGAGTGTCAGTATAATCACCTTCAACTTTAGGCCAATCTGTAAAGTTTTTTAAACCATGTCTGTGGTCAATTTCTCTTAAAACCATTTTATAGTTCTTTTCACACCATGTTATTAACTCTTCTTTTGAAGCTAAATCTTCACACCACTCGGCAGACCAAGTTGCTCTCCAGTTATCCTTAGTTAAAGTTTCCATTTTAATTTCTCCAATGTTCATTCAGCGGAATTGCTGATAAGTAGATAGTAACAGACCTGAACAGGTAAGTCAAGTTTTGGAAAAAGATTTCGGGCCATACCGTTTAACGTCATTAAAAAAACAAGTACGAGTTGACAAAGCAAACATCTCATGCTATTATTATTTACGTGGGAAAGTCCCACGAGGGAGAAATCCAGAAAGTCTGGATATCTGACCTGACGTAATTTAGAATTAATTTACGTATTTCTGTATTCTGTGGGTCTAGGCTGTTTCCTCCAATTAGCAGCTTAGGCCCATAGTTTTTTATTTTTCAAATCCAATTCAATGGAAAAATAATTCGAGGCATACCGTTTAACGTCATTAAATAAACAAACAAAACCCCAGAGGCGGCCGACCAACCACAGCCGATTCCCCCGCTCTGAATGGTCTTATGCCTTTGGGTATATTATTAACCTGCGCCTTATAAAAAAAATGTTAATAGCATAAGCCGATTACTTATGCTACTAACAAATACTAATTACTTGAGTACATTCCTACAAGCATCAAGATACAGTTTAGCATTCGCTGCATCTAGACCTGCGCCATTGACCCATTTAACACAATTGTTATACTTCTGCTCTTTACTGACAGTAGGAGCTTTAGTAATAACTACTGGTTTGGTCGGGATTTTAGCAACTGAATCTTTAATCTCACCAATTCCAGTCTGAATACCATCAAGTCCAGCAATAATATCAGCATCACCTGCTGCAATAGTGCTTTCTAAGCCAGTAACTGCTCCAGTAACTACTGCAGCTGTTCCAGCATTATCTTCTTTAATGGTATTAGCAACATTGTTTAGTTTGGAATTGCCGGCAAACAAAGCAAGAATTAAAATAAAACCAACAACAATACCAATAATCATATTAGTATTAGTAGAAGGCTTAGTCTTATTTTGCTTCTTAAATTGCTCAGCAACTGCATCACTGATTGATTGTGCTATAAGATTGTCGGTCGCCGCAACAATCTGTTCAATTTGTTCTGTTTTCATAGTAGTATAATATCCTTTTGTAGGGAGTAAGGTTTTAAAGTGAGACAACTGCAGACCCTACGAACTCCAGTTGTCTCGGTCTTTTGTATTTACATTCTTTGGCATCTTAAACTGTGATATCCAATTCGCCGCAAGAAACAAACAATCAATATCTTTATAATAAGAATGCTAACAAGGATAATAGAGAGAGTATAATAAGACTAGTTCTTTAAGAGATAAATGCTTGATTGGTATCTGTATTCGAGATAGGTAGTCTCTGCTTTGCTAATAGGGCCCTGTTTAATTAAAGAATAGCGTAGTTTATTGACCACTCTCCGTGGTTATTGTAGGGGATAAGACAAGAATAACACGGGGTTATATCCAGCTCTGACCACTCTCAGTGGTGCTCGGTACGAGCAATTGCTTGTTCCAAGCATTATCCTCATCACATCCTCTGCGTTAGCCATTGATATCCTTATGATATATCAGTGCTTGCCTCTGCTGTGCTGCTCTGTGCTGCTGTGTCTCTGTGTGCACCCTCATCATAGCCTGCATGTAGCCAGTGTGTGCCAAGTACACGTATGCACATACATACACACACCCCATACCCACCCCCCCTGCATACCCTTATTCACATAAGTACCACTTAGTATAAGGCGAAACAGATATTCTAAATACCTTATTAAAATAATCCCTTACCCCCCACCCCTTTTCCTTTAAGTACTGCCCTTTGTTTATTACAATACTTTCTTTAAATACCAATCTTTAATTCTATTATAGAACAGGTTGTCTGGCAGTGCTTCAATGCTTAATCCTTCTAGGTTCGGTAAGTGTTTCTTTTTGTCGAATGCTGTATCGCAGCAATAGTGGGTATTGTAGTGTTCTTCTTCTAGGTTATTTATATTAGGAAAATAGCAATTGTTTGTTGCGGTCATTTTAATATTAAGATTTGAGCAGGCTATTTGAAAAGAATACATGCCGGCCCACCATTGAATATATGGGTCTGGGTTTTGGTCATAGACTTTGATGTGGTTGTCTATCCAGGTTTGTAATATTAATTTAAATGTTTTTGCTTTGCCGACTATTGGGACGAATCCTCCGTTGTAGGCAGATGGGATAATAAGATGCTTAGAGATAATATGCTTGTTGTCGCTTAGGCTTTTTAGATGCCAATCTTCATAGAGAGTATTAACTAAGAACTCGTTGTCTTGCGGCATTTGTTCTGGGGCTTGTCTAATGTGAAACATGTCACAGTCTAGTAGTTCTATTATCTGGTCGTCGGCATAGTTGTGCAGTATTTGTTGTAGGCCTATTTGGATATTAAGAGGCACTAAGCCACCTTGTTTGGGGCGGGTTGGATAAAAGTGATGCCAGTCTTTGGCAATGGTATGAGGAATGCCTATGTTCCAGTTAGGGTGTGTTTCTTCTTGTAATATTATTATTGCATGAGCTTTTTGTGCGGCCAAGTCACCATAGATGTGTTGGTGGTTGTCCCAAAACAAATCAAGCTGCATCTTGTGGGATGGGATATTAGCAGCTATCGGTATTGATATCATTTTCAAATTCCTTCCAGTACCAGGCATTAAGCAACTCTACGTCATATATAAACCACTCTGGGTGTTCGTTATCCCACAAGTTGTGTTCTGGTTCTAATTCAAACATGCCAAATCCTTTCAGGCATATAAAAGAAAAGACCTAGAGGAATGGAAACCTCTAAGCCTTTTCAATACGGAGCCCTAAGTTGTCCCCAACCTAGAAACAGTTACTATTAAGTATATCTCACGATAGTATGTAACCCTAAGTTCTACCCTAAGGTCTCCTAGGACCTTCCTACGAGGCTTATAGTGTAGCATACCTTAGAGCCCAATGCAAATCAAATCTATAATAAACCCATTGATTGTTTATATTTACTAGATAGTTCTAGCATGTGTTTTTTATTTCTATGGGCCATTCTTCCTTTAGAGCTTGCATCTTGCATATTAGCTTTTTGCGTACCTTGACTAAGGTGTTCAGGATTACAGCAACTACGATTATCACAAGAGTGAATAATAACGTTACCTTCTTTAATTGCTTCGTTTAACAGTTCGTAAACAGTTCTATGCACGTAGCATGTACGACCATCATAAGAAATTTGACCATAGCCTGAATTTGATTTACTACCCTGCCATATCCAGCAACCTTTGTCTAATTTAATCTTATTAAAGATTCTTTCAATTACGGGTTTAGCTTTACGTGCCATAATGATATATTACCAATCAAAAATAAAAAAAAATTAAAACGAATCTGGCATTACTGAAGGTGCCGCGGCCTTTGGGGTATAAGGCTTCTGTGCCCAACCATTAGCTTTAGCAAACTCATCTATAATTGCTGATGCTTCTTTTACTGTTAAGGTATCTGAATGCACAGGCATGTTATGCTTGGCAATAAGGGCTAGTTGTTTTTCTGTTGCTGGATTTGACATTATTATATTCTCCTGTTAATTGGTTATATATACATTGTACCCTGTTTTAGCAAGAAGTGCAAGTTTTATTTATAATATTATTTCTAATGCTTCAATCTCTTTAAAAGATTTATTATTATTAATATTATAATATTATTATTATTAGTTAATGCTTCTATTTTTAAACAGTTTTTTTTAATCCCCCCCGGTTGTTTTATTTAACGTCGAACAACCCGTCTATCTCTATACCGTAACACGACGACCATTTACGCGTCTTACGCTAGGCTCACCACAACTTGCCTTAAAGCTTTCTGTGGCCAAGGGTTCTCACCTGCAACCCGTGTCACGCTGGGTTTGCGGTCCTTAGGACAACTGCTCAATTGTTATGTCTCTATAGTATACACATTTCTTTTCCCATTAACAAACTTTAGGAAAAAGTAACACAACTGTAACATTTACATATCCAATGCCAGGTGCTATACTAGCCATGTAAAAGATTTATCTCTTATAGATAAGAAAAAAAAGGAATCCAATTTTATGGCCAAAACATCACGCTTATTTTTGAGTGAAACCCAAGAGGCATATCTTGCTTGGCTGCTAACTCCAGATGATTCTAAAGCCCCAACCACGAAGAAGGCTTGGGCTGAAATTCATGATGTGCATATTAATACTTTAGGTCTATGGGAAAAGAATAAAGTTTTTAAAGAACGCTGGGAGCTTGGCGTCAAAGGTTTGGCACAATCTCCAGAAAGAACTCAAGCACTTCTTGATGCATTATATACTAAGGGTGTATCTGGTGATGTTAAGAGTGCCGAACTGTATTTAAAGGCCACTGGCTTTATGCAGCAGGTCCAGACTGTTAATGTGAACAATGTCTCATCTGTTAAAGAGTTGTCAGATGAAGACTTGCATTCTATGATTTTGGAATTGTCGCAAAAGAAACAACCAACTATATCAATCACTAAGGTAGAAGAAGAAGACTAATGAGAGCAGTATGGGGATACTACGAGTCTAGCTCTATTCAGGGCAGGTCCAATGCCAACATGGTTCGTGCCTTTAATACTTTAAAGCGTGAACTCAACCGTCAACAAGATTCTTTGTTTATGGACCATCAACAAGAAGATGTCGTATCTGGTGGCTTTGCTAACTCTATTCAGTTCCACTATTTGTTGGTGCCAGATACCACACCAATGGCAGCAGGAGTTACAGTTTCCAATAAAGCATTGACATCAAATATTGCCACATTAACAACGCCAGTTGCCCATGGATTCGCCGTAGGACAAAGCGTTTATGTTTCTAATATTGATAATACGTTTGATGGAACGTATACAATAGCAACAGTACCAACCACAACAACATTTACTTATTCTAAAATAGCAAGTAATGTTAGCTCAGCAGCAGCGACTGGTTCTTGTGTAGTAGCCGTAGGGGCTTTTGACGCCAACCAAGGAGCAATAGGAACTGCTAGCACATACTTTGAAACAAGAAGAGATTTTTACGAACCGGGAAGAGGATTCTAATATGGCCGTTATAGTACAAGTCCGTCGTGACACAGCAGCTAACTGGACATCTGCTAACCCAATTCTTTTAGCCGGCGAAATTGGTTTTGAGTATGACACTGGTAAAGCTAAAATTGGTGACGGCACAACTAACTGGAATGGTCTTCCGTATCTTACCCAGAACACTGGCCCGACTGGCTCGACAGGCGCAACTGGCTTCACGGGCCCTACGGGCTATACGGGACCTACAGGTGCTGCATCTACTGTAACGGGACCGACTGGCTTCACTGGCTCCACAGGACCCACAGGAGCCTCAGGAAAGGCTACAATCTCTGATACTGCCCCAACTGGCCCAACGGCTGGTGACATTTGGTACAACTCTGCTAATGGTAGAAATTATATTTACTACAATGACGTAGATGGTTCACAATGGGTTGAGTTTGGTGAAGCTAACTTGGGACCAACAGGTTTGTCTGGCCCCACGGGTCCAACGGGCTTCACGGGTGCCACGGGTCCGACGGGAGCTAACTCAACTGGACCGACGGGTAATACGGGACCGACTGGCCCTACAGGCCCCACAGGCTTCACCGGTCCGACAGGTGCTACCTCAACCGTGACGGGCCCGACAGGCCCGACAGGCTTTACTGGCCCCACGGGTCCGACGGGTCCGACAGGAGCTTCAGTTCCTTATGCATTAGTTGACACTGTTTCGCCGTTCAATACAATTTACGGTTTTGAAGCAATGAATAATATTTCACCAACAGGTGCAATTGGAAACATTGCATTTGGTTATCAATCACTTAAAGCAATAACTACTGGTGATTACAATATTGCAATTGGTTACGAAGCATTAGAATCAAACACTACAGGCGCTATTAATACAGCAATAGGTTATAATTCATTAAAAAATAATAGTACTGGTTCTAACAACGTTGCAATTGGTATATCAACATTGAGTTTAAATAGTACTGGTTCAAATAACGTTGCAATTGGACTTAGTGCATTATTTGCTAATACTACTGGTACAGACAACGTAGCAATTGGAAACGCCACATTAAATGCAAATACAATTGGTGACTATAACGTTGCAATTGGTAATAGTGCACTAAGAGAGAATACCAACGGTCAATTTAATATGGCTGTAGGTCTTAACTCACTGCGTACAAATACTACTGGTGATAGAAATATTGCTATTGGTTATGAAGCATTAAGAGACAATTTAAGCGGCGATGACAACATAGCAATTGGAAATGGTGCACTTGGAGATAACACAAGCCCATCTCAAAACATAGCAATTGGTAGCAATGCCGCTAGATTAAATACTACTGGTACCAGTCTTATTGCAATTGGTAATCAAGCATTATATGAAAACACTACTGGTTTTGTTAATATTGCAATTGGTGAACAAGCTTTAAGGTACAATACCATTGGAACAAATAACTTAGCAATTGGAACCGAGGCATTAAAAATAAATGATGTCGGTATTAACAGCGTAGCAATAGGACGTGCTGCATTAGAAAACAGTACAAATGGTTTGAACGTTGCTATAGGTAATCAAGCTGGAGACCAGGTTTCAACAGGTACTAGTAATACAATTATTGGAAATAGTGCTGCTAGTTCAGGCACTAATGATTTAACCACTGGTAGTAACAATATTATTATTGGCAACAGCGCTGCAGCATCTTCTGCAACAACTTCAGGTGAAATAACATTAGGCAGTGCAAGTATTTCAACCTTTAGAATACCAGGTGTTGGCATTACGGCAAAGACAAACGAATTAAAACTTACTGGATATGTTGCAACAACTGCACCAGTTATTAAAACTGCAGATTTTACATTAGCTGATACAGAAAATTATATTATTAATAATAAATCAGGTTCAACATGCGTTGTAACGCTACCAACACCAGCAAATTATACTGGAAGAATTGTTACAATTAAAACAATTCAAGCGCAAGCAGTTGGCTCAGCATCATCAAATGTAAAACCAATCGACACAGATGTAGCAGGCAGTGCAATATTAACGGGTACTGCGGGTAAGTGGGCATCGTTAGTTTCTGATGGAACTAACTGGGTCATAATGGCAACAGGTTAAGGAGCACCTAAATGGCAATTAATTTTCCTAGCGCACCAGTAGACGGTCAAGTATTTGTTTCTGGTGATGCAAGCTGGACATATTCAACAAGCATTGGTGCTTGGAACTTAACAGCAACTGTTACCACGGGACCTACAGGTCCTATTGGAGCAACGGGAGCCACTGGCCCTACAGGCTTCACTGGCCCGACTGGCTTCACTGGCCCGACTGGCTTCACTGGCCCGACTGGCTTCACTGGCCCGACTGGCTTCACTGGCCCGACTGGCTTCACTGGCCCGACAGGCTTCACCGGTCCTACAGGCCCCACGGGCGCAACGGGTGATACAGGCCCCACGGGTGATACCGGCCCTACGGGTGCTACTGGCCCCACAGGCGCAACGGGCCCTACGGGTGCTACTGGCCCCACAGGCGCAACGGGCCCGACAGGTGCTGGTTGGCAAGTTTATCAAACAGCTGGTTATATTTATTATGCGGGTGCCACTGGCTTCAACTATGCAGCTGGTTACCTAGCTATGAATGGAACCGCACCAACTGGTGGTTCCAATATTGGAGTAGGCGCATATGCGTTGGAAGTTGTTACTACAGGTGGATATAACCATGCATTTGGCACTGAAGCTTTATCAAAACTTACAACTGGTAATAGAAATATAGCCGTAGGTTTTCGTGCACTTGGTGGCAGCGATTTCTATTCTGGTGGTGTAACTACCCAGCAACGCAACACTGCAGTTGGTCACTATGCTTTAGCAATAACTACTGCTGACCAAAACACTGCATTTGGAGCTAACGCCGGTTATTATAATACAACAGGTCAACAGAATACATTTGTTGGTTCTTTTGCTGGTTATAGCGCACTAAGTGGCAGTGGTAATGTTGCTATTGGTTATTATTCAATGAATGGCGGCTTCAATGGAGTTGGTATAATAACAGGTATTAATAATATTGCAATTGGTCTAAATTCAATGCGAAAGGTAACATCTGGTAGCCAAAATATTGCTATTGGTGCATCAACTCTTGATAAATTAACAGATGGTACTTCTCAACTTGCTATTGGCGATAACGCAATGCCAGATTTTGTTGGACCATCTGGCCAACCACCAAACGTTGCAATTGGCACTCAAGCATTAAAAGCTTTAACTACTGGTACAGCTAACGTAGCCATTGGTTATTATGCAGGACATGATTTAACTACTGGTGGTGGTAACGTTTTGTTTGGTGCTAACGCAGGTGAAAAATTAACCACCGTAAGTGGTAACGTTGCAATTGGTCAGTTAGCATTAGGGTCTTCAGTCACTGGAACTAACAACGTCGCTATTGGTCAAGACGCATTAAGAAACAGTACTGCTAGTAACAATACCGCAATAGGCGCACAAGTACTAGACGCTAACACAAGCGGTTCAAATAACGTGGGTATTGGTTTTAATGCATTAGGTGCAAATATAACTGGAGCAGAAAACGTTGCTATTGGTTCTGGTGCATTAGATGTAGCTACAAACTCTGTAGCCAACACTGCTATTGGTTACAATGCATTAGGTGCTGTTACTGCTGGAGCATTTTCTGGTTATGGTGGAAACACTGCAATAGGTCATACCGCGGCTTCCGCATTAACAACTGGTTATTTTAACGTAGCAATAGGTCTTGCATCATTACAGTCAAACACTACAGGTGCTTCAAACGTAGCAATTGGTTTGTATGCATTGAAGTCATACACTGGAAACGTTGGACTTGCTATTGGAACTGGAGCACTGCAAACTAACGTCTCTGGTACAGGTAACACTGCAGTTGGATTTAACGCATTACAGTTAGCCACTTCTTCTAATAATACTGCGATTGGAAACAGTACGTTAGACGTAAATACTAGTGGTTCTTCAAATACAGCAATAGGCGCAAGTGCATTAGGCGCTAATACTACTGGTTCAAGCAACACTGGACTAGGACAAAATGCGTTAGCTGCTAACACAACTGGTAGCAATAATATTGCAATAGGTAGTGGTTCAGCTTCAACACTATCAACTGGTAATCAAAACACAATAATTGGAACTGATGCCGGCAGCACATTAACAACAGGTTCTAATAACACCATACTTGGATATGACGCAGAACCAACAACTGCAACTGTATCTAACCAAGCAACCGTTGGTAACGCTTCAGTTACAAACTTTAGAGTTCCTGGTGTTGGATTCGACATCGATACAAATCGCGCATCAATCACTGGTTACGCCAAGGTAACAGAGTACTATGCATCTACTGCACCAGTAGTAAAGACTGCAGACTTCACTGTAGCTGATACGGATAACTGGCTTATTAATGATAAATCAGGCTCAGCAATTGTAGTTACTTTACCATCAGGCTCAGAATACATTGGTCGCGCAATTACATTTAACAACTGGGCCAACCATCAAATTGATTCAGCATCAAGCAACGTTTATGCCCATAATGGTGGAGCATTACAAGATGAGATTTGTAAAGGTGTTGCAGGAACATTCGCTACAATAGTGTATGATGGTACTAGCTGGTATGTAATGGCAACAAACGCATAATTAAATTACGAAGGAAACAATATGAAGGAATTCTTTTTCTTAGCTGGAATGCAACGTTCTGGCGCAACTATTATTAGTCAAATATTAAATCAGAATCCAGACATCTGGGTATCGCCGGCAAGTCCATTGTTTAGAATGATGGTCACGCAATCACAAAGCCATAATGAATTAGAAAATATAGATTACAATACAAGTACAGAAATAGATAATGTAATTGCAACTATACCGCATGCGTTTTACCAAGACAAGCCAGCCAAGTACATTATTGATAAGAATCTTAATTGGCCAAGCCCAACAGGTGTAGAAGTTATAACTAAATATATTACTAAGAATGTTAAAATAATATGTCCAGTAAGAAATGTTCTAGATGTTTTAACTTCTTTTGACACAATTATTAATGCTCACCCTGATTCTAAAAACAACCAAATGGATGAGCAAGTATTGGCTACAACATTTGCAGATAAACCATTAGCAGATAGAAGAGCTGAATTCTTAATGCGACATGATAAAGATGTTTCTTTAAGTTTAAATTTTATGAAGAATGCTTTAGTTCCAGAATATAGGCACTTGTTTCATTTTGTAGACTACGATGATTTTATAAACAACCCAGAGAAGGAAATTAATAAAATATATGAATACTTGGCAATTGAGAAATACAATCATGAATTTGAAAACATTAAAGATATCTCAGGTATCTCCGAAGACAGTCTTACACGCATTAAACATTTACACACGATTCGCCCCACAGTACAAAAAATCTCCCGTAGACCAGAAGACGTGTTCTTGCCAGAAACAATAAGACGTTATTCAGGACTAGAGTTCTGGAGAAACATCTAATGCAGTTAACTGATTTAGTTAATGAATACAATTTCCGTAAGTGCCGTGGACCAGAGGACGCAACACCAGAAGAATTAGCAGAAGCATTTGCTTTCTTTTGTGAAAACTATGCATTTATTAAACATCCTAATAAAGGACGCATTGCCTTTGTATTAAGGGACGCGCAAAAAGAAACTGTTAAAGTATGGTTAGGTGAAAGATATAGCATAGTATTAAAAGCTCGTCAGATTGGATTCTCCACCCTGGCTGCAGCTTATGCCTTCTGGTTATGTTTCTTCTGGCCAGACAGATTCGTAGTTATGCTTTCAAAGACTGAACGTGAAGCTACAAAGCTTTTACAAAAGGCTAAGTATATTTATAAATTTATACCTGACTGGATGAGATTGTCTGGTCCTGAACTATTACAAAATAACGTTCTTAAGATGTCCTTTAGTAATGATTCCGTAATTGAATCAATGCCATCAGCTAACGAGCCTGCTAGAGGTGAATCAGTGTATCTGGCTATAATCGACGAGATGGCATTTTTGCCTAACCCTGAAGAAGCCTGGGCATCAATAGAGCCAATTGCAGACGTAGGTGGTCGTGTAATCTGTCT